GTTATCAGTTCAAAAGGCCATAGCAAGAGATCGGATTAAGTCCTTACGAGAACTGAATCCCTCTCTTCCTCTACGGCGCTTATCTCGAAGCGGTCTTCCAGGATTTATACCCCTGGCAGACCGTCGTGCCATTATGAATGGTAGTCCAACGGTTATACGGTGATGACTTACTGTCTTCTCTGTATACCGTGTGATTTCCATTCCTGGCCAACTCAAGATAAACACTATAGTGGACGCCTCTCCTGTTGATGACTCAGTTTTGTCGCGAGTGAGCGCAGAATTAGCAGCAATGCTGTCTAGATTCCGCCCTCAGTGGCCACAATATGAGAAGTCAAAGAAGGGTGTACTATGGTTGGAGACTAGTTCTCCCAATAATAGGTCATCTTGGACCGGGTTTATTGGTGAAGGACATTTGTTCAATGCTTCTTATAAGGAAGTTTGAGAACGAATGACTTCTGTATTGTTTTCTTTGGAATCTCCAATAAAAAGACAATACCAATTAGCCCAGATGCTGAAAAGCCCTAAAGTTCCGGATAAGGTACGACCAAATTGGCCGAACCCTATCTTGGGGCAGCTCGCTCTTAAAGAGGAAGCTGCTGGAAAAATAAGGGTATTTGCGATAGTTGATATGTGGACTCAAAGTCTACTATCACCTCTGCATTTATATCTTTTCAGCATTCTCAAACGAATTCCTTGCGATGGTACTTTTGATCAGGGTTCCTCTGTAAAGAGGGCCTCTGAGAAATGTATCAAAGCAGGTTGTTCATTTGGGTATGACTTATCGGCTGCGACAGATCGTCTTCCTATCCTTCTACAGATGGCACTGATCTCAGAGTTATTCAGTTTTGAATTTGCTCGAGATTGGGCCAGACTTTTAGTTGGACGGGAATATTATTTGCCAAAGAGTGATCATTCTGAAGAAGGATCTTATTCTTACTCAGTTGGTCAGCCTATGGGAGCGCTATCTTCCTGAGCTATGTTAGCACTTACTCACCATATGTTAGTTCAATTATCTCATCGTCGAGCTTACGGTTTTGCCGTCAAGCTTGAATGATTTGAAAATTATGAACTGCTTGGTGATGATATTGTGATATTTGACCCTAAAGTGGCTAAGGAGTACCTCTCTCTAATGGATGAGATTGGTGTCCCTATAAACACTTCGAAATCAGTCGTCGCATCTAATGCGACAGCTGAATTCGCTAAGGTTACTTATCACAACGGTGCTAATGTCTCTGCTCTTTCTTGAAAGATGTACTTATCCCAGGCTGGTCCAGCCGGGAGAGTAGCGATCGCCTCATTCCTTATGGGAAGAGGAATTGTTACTCGACACCATCAAGCATACCTCGACTCTATCATTAGACAGCGTCAGCATAAACAAGGAGATAAATTATCTTCCTACGTTTCTTTGCTAACCCAGTTTTATGAAAAGGGTCGGATATCGCTCGAGAGTATCTTAGTACAACTTAAGTCTTTAAAATTTCCTTATTCTAGCCCGTACAGATGTCTCTGAAAAGGGAGATCTGATCCGGTTAAAATTGGGAAGACTTTAGTATCCTTATATACTCATCCTGACAAGAAACTTTCTGTCAGTTTTGAGGATTGAGGACCTTTCGAAGAAGACGAGGCCAGTAGAAGACTGTGCAAAGCATTAGAGCGGAGAGTTCAAGTAACTCCGAATTCTAATGTGGCAGCGCGTAAACTGGCTCGAGACATAATATCTGTCTTATTGAGTACTCACGGGCCTGACCATAATGATCAGATGACCCTCTGAGACTTTGAAGAAGAAATAACTTGTTATTTCCTCGACAAGTGGACCGTCCCTTCCTCACGGAAAGGTCGGTTCCTACTCGATGAGAGGGTAGATATAAAATTATATCTACAAGATA